CAAATACCCGCGCGTCGTACACAGTTGGCGCGGGCGCGAGCCCACTGTGCTGTCTGGGCCGCCGGTCTGGTCGATTTCCAACGCTATGACCACCGTTTACAATGGCAAGAATGTGTTTGTTAACCAACATGGTGTTCCCGTGCTCTACTTAGTCAACAGCGGCATTGGCGCGGACGGGGAATCACAGACACAAAAGCTCACGAACTTTGTGGCTACCACCATTGATTTCCTCATGATTAATCCAACCGGAGTGGCCATCAGTACTTCCGGCGACGACAACATCACTGCGTTTATGCACGAGGGTCGCCTTGCAATCACCACTACTGATGGGCGCAAATGGGACCTTCACCTAGATGAAGAGGCCCATAACGTGGAAGTCCGCTTTATGATGGACTGCATGATCCAATCCTTTTATCCAGGGTTGGTGAACAAAGAAGAAGACACCCTGCCGTCGTTGGGCATTGACACGGTCAAGAAGGTCTTTGATGATGCGGCTTCCAGTGTGTTTTCAAAACGTTTCTACAAGGATGAAGAGTTGGGCGTCACCCGCCTTAAGGGGCGAACACCAGCTCAGAAACATTCGGCTGTGGCGTGGACCACCTGTGGAAACAATGTGCTCAATTGCAGCGCTTCGCTGATGATGGTTTCCGAAATAAGGAAACTGGAACCCAAGATCGATGAATTTCCGCAGTTATAACGAAATTCTGGGAAAATCTTGGAATGCCCGTAGATGTCGGTGTGCACGATGACTTCGGCGGGGCAGATTTTTGTTCCATGCGATTTGTACCCGTAGGCGGCAGGTATTTTGCCGTGTATAAGCTTGGCAAGTTTCTCTTACGTTCCGGGTGGAGCGTTGGAAGCCAGCGAACTGCGGGCGAAATGCGCGCCATCGTCACTCAGCTCCTCAAGTTTTGGAATGTGCCTTTTATTGGATCGGTAATTCGGGTGTTGCACCGCCTGTTACCTGGACTTTCCATGGACGACCAGCTTGAGCTTTACAATACCACCCTCCGTGAGGAGAAGTACAAGGTGTACTTTGGGACTTCCGATTACGTCCCAGAACCAGACCAGTCCACTTGGCGGTGGCTGTCACACGTCTACGGCGTCACGCAACAAGACGCCAACCAGTTCGAGCTGCTCTGTCAGTCGATAGGGAGCCTGCCGTGGCAGCTTCCTCCGGGCCCATGGGACCGGCTGGTTGAAGTGGACGCGTAAACGGCCGCTGCGCCCTCCAGACACCAAATCTGGAGGAAGGGCCGTGGGAAGCGTGAACGGGTGGGTTCACGCTGGCCGGTTTCGAGTGCCGCCCATGAAATTTAACAAGTTCATGACTCGAACCAAAACCCAAAAGATGCGCGCCAAGAAGGCGCGCGCCGCTCAAGCGCCCCCTCCTCCGCAGCCAAGAAAGAAAGGGAAGTCGAAAAACAAGAAATGGTTTCTTGGTTTCGACAACTTCCGCATGGGAAGCGGCGACGCTCCCAAGAGGTCTAGGAATATGGATCTCATTTCAATGGCTCCGGCCGAGATGGGCGTTCAGCAAGCTTCATCCAACCGCAGGCAGGTTATTGCCCAGGATGAATTGGTGGCTATGGTGCAAGGCAGTGCTTCATTCCAGTGCACTTCCTGGCAGGTACAGCCAGGTCTGGTCGCTAACTTCCCATGGTTAGCGCAGATAGCAAATTTGTACCAGAAGTACAAGATCCGAAGTATGGTCTTCTACTTCAAACCCACGGTGTCACAGTATAATGCGCTTGGCCAACAAGGCCGTGTCGTGTTGAGTTTTGACACCGACGCGCTGAGCCCTTTGCTGCAAAGCACTCAGCAGGCCGAAGCCATGACACCACATGTCGACGGCCTTCCGTATGAAAAGATGTTTCTCGAGCTGCCTAGCGAAAGGGCTACTCCCAGCGACGGGAAGTTCGTTCGCAGCGGCCCGGCGCCTGCGGGGGCAGACATCAAGACATACGATGCCGGTACTGTGTATTTCACTACCGAAGGGCTGGGGGGATCCGGCCAAATTGGAGAGTTGAGAGTTAAGTATATAGTTGAACTGCTCAACCCAGTGTTGCCGAACACCGTACCCCCCCAGATCAACTATCGCATTTCCGCGTTCTATGCGTCGGCACCTGTCAACCTGACGAACAGTATTCCATCGCAGATTTCAATCAATACTTTGGGGACTGTTGGTAACGGCCTTGGAATAGCCTATACCTCCGGAGGCACATTTACCATGCCTTCCGGATTGTTCAATCTGACTTTCAAAGTGAAGTTTACGCCGTCCACTAACGCAGTCACCACATGTATCTATGAAATTAGGATCAATGGTGCCGCTGTTGGATGGTCGTCGTTCCGCAATGAAAGTGCAGCAATGACCATCAACACTTATGTCTTGCCGATGGCTAGAGCATTTACTGCCGGCGACATTGTCACGTGTTGGGCACAGGCTTATTTCGGCTCTGGAACGTGCACTGCAGATGGTTACCTTCAGATCGAGCTGGTCTGAAGGATTAGGCGGATGCGCTTCGTGAAAGGGGCATCTAACTCCGCGAAGGAGTAGTACTTTGGGGACTGAACCCCAAC